AAGTTTACTGACGAACTTAAAGAAGAACACTATGATTGGTTGCTACAAGACTTTGAAACATTCATCCGCCACAAGGGCCTAGAGAAAGCTATTTTAGCTTCGGCTGACTTATTAGAAAAAGGTGAATACGGCCCGGTAGAAGAACTAGTTAAGAAGGCAGTTCAAGTTGGATTGACTAAGGATCTGGGCACAGACTATTTCTTAGATCCACGTGCTCGATTGATGAAGATCAAAGACAACAACGGACAGTTAAAGACTGGCTGGGATACTGTAGATAAACGGTTGTTTGGTGGCTTTAACCGCGGAGAGTTGAATATCTTTGCAGGTGGATCAGGTGCAGGTAAATCGCTATTCCTAGCGAACCTAGGTGTGAACTGGGCACTACAGGGCTTAAATGTAGTGTACCTGACGCTTGAACTTAGTGAAGAACTAGTTTCAATGCGTGTAGATAGTATGGTTACTGAGATCCCATCGCGTGATGTATTCAAGCAGATTGACGAAGTTGAAATGCGTGTTAAGATCATTGGCAAGAAGTCTGGCACATATCAAGTCAAGTATTTGCCCTCTGGTAAGACTGCTAACGATGTGCGCAGTTATTTGAAAGAGTATGAAATTAAATTAGGGCGTAAAGTTGATATCCTGTTGTTAGATTACTTAGATTTGTTAATGCCAATCAGCAAGAAGATTTCTGCAGAAAACTTGTTTATTAAGGACAAGTATGTAAGTGAAGAATTGCGTAATCTAGCAGTGGAAAAGCAATGTGTGCTAGTCACAGCGGCACAGTTGAATCGTGGTGCTGTAGAAGAAGTTGAGTTTGATCACAGTCACATTTCAGGTGGACTATCTAAGATTCAAACTGCGGATAATGTATTTGGTATCTTTACAAGTCGTGCTATGCGTGAGCGTGGCAAGTATCAGATACAGTTGATGAAAACTCGTAGTTCAAGCGGTGTGGGCATGAAGATTGATTTAGATTTTAATATTGATACACTACGTATTACAGATCCAGGCGAAGAAGGACAAACTGAGAACTCAGGTGGTAGTTTTGTTCCAGTAAGTAAAGGTTCTAGTATTCTTAATAACTTACAAAGAACTAGCACTACTGCACCAACTGATCAGTGGGAACGAGCACAGCCTAAAGACGGCATAGATCCTTTATCTGGTATTGCAGTTAAGAAAACATCAGCCCAAGTAGAAAGCACTAAACTAAGACAGTTATTGAATAATCTACCCAGTGATATATGATAAATATCATATCCGGAGAGTTAGATGAGTTCCACACAATTACGACAATATATTGATATTCTTAAGGAAGATGATTTTTCTACCTTTAGCAATTTTGGATTTGGGCCCGACACTACTGCACCTACTACGAAATCTCCTAAAACTGCCGCCGCAACAACTACAACACCTAAGCCTGCTGCAACTGAACCAGCCGCAGAAAAGCCAGCTGCAGAGAAACCAGCAGAGAAAGAACAGCCAGCTGATGACGTAACAGCAATACAGCAAGCTCTAGTAGATGCCGGATTTGAATTGCCTAGATTTGGTGTTGACGGCAAGATGGGTCCAGAAACACAGGCAGCTATAAAAGCAGCCGAAATGGTCTTGGGTCGTAAGCCAACTGGCACTATTACAGTTAAAGATATTGAAGCTATTAAAAACAAAGGTGCTGCCGCTGATAATAACAGTTTAGCAAACGCACTAGGTGCAATTGAAGCAGTTCTAGCGAAATATACAATTAAAACTGAAAGCCTTGAAGAACAAATTGATGCTTATATTTTAGAAAATATCAACGAATATTCACAACAAGAACAACTTGAAATTTGGCGAACACTTACAGAAGAAGATAAACCTAGACTTCCCCCTGGTGCTAAATTTGATAGGGCAACAGGCAATTATTATACTGTAGGTCCAAACGGTAGTAAAACTTATCTAGGTGGTCTAACAACTAAACAAAGCAAACTATCAAAGTTTGCAGGTAAGTTAGGTGGTGCAAAAGGCATAGGAAGGAAAATAGCAGGTAGAGCAGCAGCTACGGCAGTATCCGGACCAGCAGCACTAGCAGTAGGAGCGGGATTGGCTGCATGGACAGCATATGACATTGGCAAAGCTCTTTACGATACATTTACCAGTACAGAAATTGCCGACTTAGATCCTGCCGATCAAAAGATTATTACCGATAACTTAAAGACAGTAATGGCCTATGAGCAAGATCCTAAGATGTTAGCAACACTGCCAAACGAGCTACAATTACGTGTTAGTAATGTAGCTAAAGGATTGAATTCTCTAGCAGTTGATGTTGGAGCAGTTACTCCTCCTAGTACAACAACTGCAGAGAAACCTCCTGCACCTCAATCAACTAGCAAGTCCGAGCCTACTGTTACTACTAAAAATGAATATAGAATTGCTAACGAATTAGTAGTTCCTGGGCAACCGTTAAGCCAAAAACAAATGGCAGTTATAAAAATGTCTATGGACATGGGTAACAGCTATCCGCCAGAAGTTATGGCACAATATAACAAACAAAAACAGACTGCCTGATTACAATTTTATTAAAAATTCGCTATGATGATAAGTATGTATATATACAACCAGGTAGCGAATCATGTTGCACATAATCAAAGATCTTAACGATCCCTTAATCGATCTAATCAAAGACGACCCAGTCCGTCCTGCTATTCCAAGTAGCAGTAGAGTACACGACCATGCAGAAATTTTTGTACTGTTAAATGATAATGTTCCAGCGGCAGTAACTTGTGTTGCCTATCTTGATGCAGTTCCTACAACTGAAAGTGAGTTAGGTACAACGGGTGAAAACGTTGCGGCATTTTACACTATTTGGAGTTACACACCAGGAGCTGGTCGTAAATTGATTAGAGAAGCTCAACTGTATATTAAAGAAAATAAACAGTCTATAAAGCGTTGGGTAACATTAAGCCCTAAAACAGAAATGGCCCGTGTATTTCATCACAAAAACGGTGCATTTACTCTACAAGAAAATCTCGAAACTATTAATTACGAATATCAGTAATTAACTTCGACGATAGGTAGGGGTGTATTCTTCAACAAAGCCAACCCAAGCATCGCCGGTACGTCGGGTCATTTTAACAGCTATTTGCTCTGCTACTTCCATGGCTATAGATCGTTGTGCTAGTGTAAAACGAGCACCTGTAAGGTCTTGAGTTTTTACAGTCTGTTTTGTAATTGTGTTGCGAGCTTTTGGTAATAGATAACGATCTGTCATTATTGTGTTCCTATAAATTATTTACCTAAAATTACTTATATTTGATTTGTTAAACCAATAAATACATGTATGAAACAAGATAATAATCTTAGAATTAGGCCTCGCGACGATGCATATTTAGATCGGAAAAGAGGTATCGCTGGTGAAATTTTCTTTGATAAAACATCTAACAGTCTACGATGTTACGACGGTGAAACTCCGGGTGGTTTTGAATTAGCAAGAACTGATTTAGAAAATATTCCCACTGAAGCATTTGATGAAAAATTATCGGCATCAAATGCCGTAGTTACTACAGGTGCATATGTAAATCCTAGTTGGATTGTTAGTATAGATGCTAGTAAAATTATTGGAGCAGGCGGCGGTACAGTAGCATTAGGTGGCGCTGTTTTAGGGGATAGTCCTCCGGAAGCACCTGTACAGACCGGAACTCTTTGGTTGAACACCAGCACAGGTAAATTGTATATCTATTACGATGATGGGAATAGTCTGCAGTGGATCCAGCCTATGACTCCCAGTGTCGGCGGAGGTGACGGAGGTGGCGCTTCTAGTTTTAGTCAACTAACCGGACAGATTACACTCGAACAAATTCCAAACGCTTTAATTACTCCGGCTAAATTAAATCTCAGTGAGAGTCTATTGCCCACATCTAATGTTACCTATGATTTAGGCAGTGCTACTTACCGTTGGAGAGATTTGTATTTAAGCGGATCTAGTATTAAATTAGGCGAAGCAACTATAACTGCTACGGGCACTGCCGTTAATTTACCAGCTGGATCAACAATTAATGGAACTGCAATAGGTAGCGGCAATAGCGGCGTTACAAATATTTTAGCAGGAGACAATGTAACAATCACCAACAATTCTGGTACATACACAATAAATGCTGTAGTAGGGGGAGGCGGCGGGGGCATAACTCTCGAACAAGCACAGGACGGTGCTGCAACTTTATTTTCAAATGGTTCACATACCGGTATTACATTTACCTATATAGACGGCAGTAATGCATTAAATGCTGATGTAGCAAATATTCCTAACTCATCTCTAACTAACAGCAGCATTACTATTAATGGTACTTCAGTCAGCCTCGGAGGGACTATTACAGTTTCTGGCGGAGTTACTAGTTTAGACGAGCTTGATGATGTTGAAATAATTAGTGCAGCTTCTGGGCAAATTTTAATATACAATGATAACAATTTTGTAAACTACTCTAATAGACTTTTCCATCAGTTTGCATATCCTGCTACTACAGCATTAGACGTTACAAATAATGGAAACACTGCATATTTGTTTAACAATCAGTATAGTGGAAATAATCCAACAATAACTGCAATCACTGGAACAACTATTGCATTTAATTTAAATGTCACCGGACACCCATTCTTAATACGAACAAGCGGTGGGTCGAATTACAACACTGGACTGATTCATGTGGCGGTTGACGGAACAGTGTCTACAGGATCAAATGCTCAGGGTAAAGTTACAGGAACATTATACTGGCAAATTCCGGCAAGTGTAGCTGGTAATTATCAATACATTTGCGGTAATCATGCTGGCATGGTCGGTGTTATTACAGTTTCAGGTAGTGGTGGTCTAGTAATATACGAAGAAGATGTACCATTATCGGGAACATACACAGCTTTAAATTTTGAAGGAGCTAGCGTTACTGCTACCCAACAAACAATTGGCGGAACCATTGCTAGAATTGCAATAACACCAACATTTACCGAGTTAATGACATCTCAGCAAAGTACAGAAGTGTATGCTGCTAAAACAGGGGCAACTGGCACAGTAGTACATGATTTTTCAACTGGGGCAATTTGGTCTCATGCCAGCATAGCATCAAACTTTACCGCCAACTTTACAAATGTGCCTACTACTGTTAACCGTACTATAGTTTTATCATTAATATTACTACAAGGTGCTACACCTTATATTCCAACTGATGTGCTTATTGACGGTGTTGGTCAAACTTTAAACTGGCAAGGTGGGGCAGCACCAGCTGGTGGTGCAAATAAAAAAGAAATTGTAAGTTTTACGCTGATTCGATCAGCAGCTGGACCAGCTTGGACTGTGCTAGGATCATTAACTTCATACGGATAATCACATGCCACGATTATCTGCACTTAGTTCGCGTCCATTTAATAACATAGGTATTAGATCACCCTCCGCGTATTTTATAGCAAATTTATCATTGTCAAACGGTAGAGGTGTAGCAGTTGCACCATCGGGTAATATTTATATAGTGGGCAATATATCTACTTTCATGCTGATAGCCAAGTACAACAGTTCTGGTACACTACAATGGCAAAGATCGTTGGGTGCAGTATCAAATGCAGAAGAGGGTTGGGCAATAGCAATAGACCCATCTGAAAATGTATATATTACTGGTTATGCTGATGTTGCTGGACAAGCTAATAATGTTATTATAGCTAAGTACAATACTAGTGGTACAATTCAATGGCAAAAACAATTAGCAGGTGTCGGTACTAAAAATGAATATGGTACTAGCATAGCAGTAGATTCTGCCAGTAACGTATACGTTAGTGCCTATTCAAATGCAGGCGGTGCCACCTATGATATTTTAACATTTAAATTAGACAGTTTTGGTAATATGTCATGGCAACGCAGTTTGGGCGGCACCGGCGGCACCGGCACTGATTTTGGAATTGGTATAGCACTAGATTCTGCCAGCAATGTGTATGTTACTGGATTTTCTGACAACAATAGCACATACGATCTTGTGCTTGCCAAATATAATACTACCGGTACACTACAATGGCAAAGAACATTAGGAAATAATACTGGAGGAAGTGACGCTGGTAACGGTGTAGTGGTTGATTCCGCCAACAATATCTATGTTACTGGATTGATAAATGGTATAGGAATTCTTGTAGCTAAGTATAATTCTAGTGGTGCCATTGAATGGCAAAGAAGTTTGACTGGAAGTGCAACAATATCTGCCGTTGGGGCAGCAGTAGATTCATCTAATAATGTTTATGTTACTGCCTACGGAGATATCAGTGGCAGCGGCGGTGCAAATTATGATATTTTTACTGCTAAATATGATTCAGCTGGTACGCTACAATGGCAAAGAAAGTTGTCCACTACTGCCAGCGATCAATCTTACGGTATAGCACTAGATTCCTCCGGCAGTATGTACAATATTGGAGTTACATATGTTAGTGGTGTTGCTGTTGCATTATTAACCAAGTTTCCTAGCGACGGTACGTTAACTGGAACATATTCACTGGGTGGATTCACCTATACCTATGCCGCAAGTACACTTACACCTGCAACAAGTACATTAGCTGACAATATTGGATCACTAAGCGGAGCAACCAGTTCATTAACATTATCTGATATTGCGTTAACTAATGCAGCAGGTACAGGTACTCCTACTGTGATAACATTCTAATATGAAAACAGTTGATACAACACGGCAATATAACTAAATATGGTATATAGGATAATAATATGGCAATAAATTTTCCAAGCAGTCCAGCAGTAAATGACACCCTAGCTGTGGGTGCCGATACATGGCTGTGGAACGGAATATCGTGGGAAGTACAACCGATTGTATCTCCTAGTTTCAACAACATTACGGCTTCTGGAACTATTACAGGCACATTAGTTGGTAATGTTACTGGTAATGTTACTGGTAATGTTACTGGTAATGTTACTGGTAATACCGCAGGTACACATACTGGCGCAGTTGTTGGAAATGCTACAACTGCAACAACACTACGAACCGCAAGATTGATAAATGGTGTAAGTTTTAATGGCAGCGCAAATATTACCATACCGGCAACAGCATCAGCAGAAGCGTTAACTGGTTCTACTATAAATTCAACGGTAACGTCATCTAGTCTTACCAGCGTGGGCACACTAAACAGTTTAACAGTAACCAATAATATCACAGCCAACGCTAATGTGGTAGTAGCACAGGCACCGTCTGCTACTACCCATGCAACCAACAAACAATATGTCGACGCACGATCAGCAGCAATGGCAGTAGCATTAAGTTAAAAACAAGGACAGAGTTAAATGGCAAAGAAGCAGCTGAGCAATTATAAGTTTTATCCAGGGGTAATACCGCCTGCTTATGACGAATTTCCCAATGCAGTAGCGTTAATTACTGCTAATAAAACTTTTGTAATAGAAGAAGCTAACCAGTACATTAAAAATCAAATAGACGCCAACGGTGGCACTATCGGCAGTATTTGGTACGGGTACGTTTATGATGCTACGAGAGAATTAAAATGTAAAAGGGACATAGGGTATGTACTAGATGGTTATATCTACGATCTTACATATGGCGGAAATTCTTTAACCTATGCTAACGCCTCGCGATATTATATCGGCGGTGTGTTACAGGTAGTATCGGGTGATGTTGAAGTCGATGTACAAACTACAATTAAGACACTAATTAATGATTTTATTCTAAACAACGATGCTGATTCGTCTGTGTTAAATCTTGTAGGTGAATCGCAGGTTCTGTTAGGCGCTGCCGCAGAAGCAGGCGCATATTCTGAATTTGTTGCATTGGCTGACATCATCATTGATGTGATCGACACCGGTCTTAGTACATTGCCCGCACCAGTTGCGCCAGACAGACAAAATGGCGGCCTATTACCAAATGCAGTATCATTACTTAATAGAAATAAAAAATATATTCAAGAGGAAGCACTGGCATTTATACAATATAATATTGATAACAATATATCACCGTTTGTATTCTATACATACAACGCAGAAAAATGTCGACGAGACGTAAGTTATATTTTAGAAGGATATATTAGCGATCTTAAAAATGGCGGTAATCGACAGACTAACTTTAATGCCAGCAAATATTGGGAAAACGGTGTTGCTCAAGTCGACGGTGATAGAGAACCTGAAATATCAGTACATACCTTTATTCGAGATCTAATTGAAAATTATATTTGGGATAATGTAGGATTTAGTTCTAGACAAATTTTAGTTAACCAAGTAACAGATAATGCTAATGTACCAGAGGTATTTGCAAACACTCGAATTAAAGAATTAAGCAATACTATTCTCGATGTAATTAGTGATGGAATAGATTTCCTCCCTACTGAAATTTCTAATACAGCATATATTAAAGTTCCAGGATTTTTTAAATTAAAAGATTTCTTATTAATTACTAACGCCTCAAGAAATCAAATTATGTTTAACTTTGCAGACTCTACACTAGGAGCCGAAGTTACATACAGCGAAGAATATGATGCAGACTTTGGCGGTGCAATTTACGGTGTTGATAAAATCACAAAATTAACGTTTAGTGTTGATACTAGTGATATGATGGTTACTGACAACATTCAAATATTTGTTGAAGGCAAAGACCAACAGGTAAGACTAAATCCGATTGCCACTGATGCAATGGAACGTATGAAAATTGGTATTCCGCAGTCAATGCTTGACGCTGACTTTGAATACGGATTACAACCAACTAAGTGGCAGGCTATTGCACAGATGCGTAACTATCCCAGTATCTACGAAATTCCGGGATCAGATATTCCAGTATCTAATGTAGTTACAGACGGAAGTTCCGGGACTGGTAACATTGGAGCCAGTTTAATTACTGTTACTACAGTAAGTGCTCATAGTCTACTAGTAGGCGACCCTATTACAATTAAAGCATTAAACAATGCCGTTAGCGGATTCAGTAGAGCAGAAGGTACGTTCCTAATAGCTGCTGTAGGATCGGCGACTACTTTAAGTTTTTATGCAAAATCTAAAGTTGGCACAAACGGCCAAGTTCTAGCTACATCAGCTACACAGCTAAGAAAAGGCGGGTTCTATACAGGGTCAGCAATTGGAACTCCTGCATTTAGCGTATTTTCTAGCGGTAGTAGCGGAACTGTTACCACTGTATTAATTACTCCTTTAGGTAGAGACTTTATTGGATTTACTGGAACAATTCCGCCAATTGGAGCTCCGTTGTCCGGAACTGGAATTTCTACAGGTACACAAGTAACCAGTGTTGTAGGTAATGGCGGAGTATCCGCATCTACTACGCTTGCTAATCCTGCTAGTATTGGGGATACTGACATTGTTGTTAATAGTACTACGGGCATTAGTCCGGGTATGTTATTTGATCGAGGTGACGGCGTAGGTGTAGCTGTTACTAATATTGTAGGAAATACTATTAGTCTAGGTGGGTCGTTAACAAGTACTATTTTAGGAAGTTCAGAGAACTATACAAGTTTAACGCAAAATGCAACAAGTGGTAGTGGTAGTTCGGCAGTGTTTACTGTTGCCCGAAGCGGCAGCACCTATTCAACAACTGTAACTAGCACAGGCGGCGGCTATGTAGAAAATGATACTATTACTATAAATGGTAATCAGTTAGGAGGAACAACTCCAACAAACAACGCAACTATTACTGTTACAGGAGCTACCCCTGCATTCACTGTATCAACTTTAGATAATGGCACACTAATTGGGGGCTCTGGCTATTCTACAGCAACAGGAGTTGCTACTAGTAGCGGTGCAGGTACTGGACTAACTGTTAATGTTACCCAATCAAGCGGTGTGGTAACTGCGGTAGCTGTAAATTCTGGAGGTACCGGATATTCGCCAGGTGCAGTTATTACTATTACTAACCCGTTAGGAATAGGGGCAGTATTGACGTACAGTGCACCGAACCCCGTAGGAACTGGTTATACAACTGCCAATGGGTTGTTAACTTCTACTAGCGGATCAGGCACAGGACTTACTGCTAATATTGTTGCCGTCTCTGGCGGAATAACATCTATTACTATTGTAAATCCGGGAGTTGGTTATGCTCCTAGTGATACTGTAAGCATTATCGGTGGCGCTGCCCGAGGTACAATTCTTACTACCGACACTCTAGTAGGCGGCAGTGGCTATACCACTGCTAACGGAGTAAGTGTCTCAGGCGGTAGTGGTTCAAGTGCTACTGTAGATATTATTGCTAACATTATAGGCTCAGTTAGTGCTTTTAATACTCTAGTAGGAGGTACTGGATATACCACTGCTGGGTCTGCAGTTAGCCCAACCGGCGGGTCTGGAACTGGATTAGTTATTAACTACTCTGTCGAGCTTAACGCTGTTAAAGGTATTACCATTACTAATGGTGGCAGTGGATATACTGTCGGTAATACTTTAACAATCCCAGGCGGCGACGGCAATGCTACTTTTAATGTACAGACAGTAGGTAACGGTGCAGTTACTAGTATTACTGTTGCTAACGGTGGTACAGGATTTATTGCTGGACAAACATTAACTATCACAGGTGGCACAGGAACTGCAACATTCAATGTTGCCACTGTAACAACATACGACGGAGAATTTACTGTATCTACTGTATCTACTGCAGCATCTATTGAAGTAGCTAGTGTAAACTCAGGCGGAGCCATTCAAAGTGTAACTACAGCAGGTACTCCTATTAGTTCTCCTTCTAAGGATTTTTATAGTGCATTTACAACCAGCGAAGTAACTACAAGCCAAATAGCCAGCGGGAACACTGGTATAACATATAGTGCTATTGCCACTATTCAGGTTGCGTTTAATACTGCACACGGATTAGTTCCTGGATCTACAATTACCACTGCAATATCTAGTGTTGGCACAGGAGCTCAACTTGCAGCTGGCCCGTTTTTTGTAGAATCTGTTCCTGACAGAGATACTATTAGATACACAGCAAGAACGACTGGAACAATTGATAATACCTTAGTTGGAGTTGTATATGCTCGTCCTGACAGCTTCTTTGTTCATAGACCTTTTGACGGTGGAGTCCAGCTAGGTACAGCCAGTCCGAGCCATGGAGCAAATGCTCTACGTATGAGTAAGAAATACATTCGTTATCAATCAGGTAAAGGTGTTACGTACAATACTGGTGCTCTATTTGCGCCTAGCTATGATATAAGATCATTAACTGCTACTAGTACTGCAGTTGGCGCTATTATTACGCTAGTCACTGACGACACTGATCACGGATGTCAAGTAGGTGGCATCATTATTATTAGCGGTGTAATAACCAGTGGGTTTAACGGAACATATACAGTTACTGACGTTGCAAATGAAAGACAGCTATCAATTATTGCGCAACGCACACTAGGTGCAAATATTGCCTCACTTGGTAGCCCTTGCCAAATGTCTGTTAAAAATTGGCACGGTGCAACAATTCGCGCAGGCATATTTGACGATCAAAACGGTATGTTCTATCAATATGACGGTGTAAGAATGGCAGTGGTTAGACGATCAAGTACGTTCCAGATTGCTGGTAGTATTGCTATTAACTCTAACTCAAATACTGTTACAGGTACAAATAGTAGATTTACAGAACAATTAGCTGCAGGTGAACGAGTGGTTATTCGAGGTATGACTCATGTGGTTAGTAACATTATTAGTGATACGATCCTAACTGTAACTCCAGATTTTCGAGGTGTTTTCAATGTTGTCGATGCTAAGATGATGAAGACAGTTGATCTACAAGTTCCTCAAGAAGACTGGAATCTAGATGCATTAAACGGCACTGGTCCTAGCGGTTACAATCTTGATGTCACTAAAATGCAGATGATCGGTATTCAACATACATGGTACGGTGCAGGATTTATTGACTTCATGCTAAGGGGCAGCGATGGTAATTATGTATTTGCTCACAGATTCCGTAACTCAAACGTGAACTCTGAAGCATATATGCGTACCGGTAACCAACCTGTTCGATATGAAGTCAGTAACGAAGGTGCTATTGGTAAGTTATCTGAAGCAATGACCATTACACAGACCACTATTCCGTTGGAAAATACCTACTGGTTCCCGAACAGCGGCACTGTTTATATTGACAATGAACTAATACGATTTACTGGACGAACAAATACTGCCTTAACAGGTTGTACTCGTGCTGCAGGTCTAACACAATTCACAGCAGGTAGCCAACGTACATTTACAGCAGCGGCAGCTACAACACACGCAGCCAAGGCAGGAGTTGTGCTGGTTTCAAACACAGTCACTCCTATTATTAGTCACTGGGGTTCAGCGTTTATGATTGACGGTCAGTTTGACAGTGATCGTGGCTACATCTTTAACTATGCTGCAACTAATACAGCGATTAGCGTAGAAAAGAAAACTGCATTCTTGATTCGTCTAGCACCTAGTGTTAGCAATGCTCAGATTGGTGACCTAGGTGAAAAAGAACTGTTAAACAGAGCGCAGTTACTACTGTCAAGTATTAGCATTACCAGTGACCCAGTGTCGTCAGCAGATCCGTTTGTTGGTAACACATGGTCTAGTGGCGGTACTGCTACTAGTGGACAATATTACACACGTACAACCGCAGCAGGTGTTAAGAACTGGTATCAAGCTACTAGCACAGGAACATTCAGTTCAACTGCCCCAGAGTTTGCATCAGGTACAGGTGCTAGCGGTACATATGGTGTTAACCTAACATGGGCCGGCGTTACTCCTAATAATGCTGGTGGTATCGTTATTGAAGGTGTATTGAATCCTATTAACTATCCTACTGATCCTACTAAGATCACTTGGACTGGACTAAGCGGTCAAGCCGCTGGTGGACAACCTAGCTTTGCACAGATTGCATCAGGTGGTTCTGTATCATGGGGTGGCAGCTTGACAACTACCAATGCCACAATACAGGGTGCATTCACAGCCAACTTGGTGGCTAAATCGTTCGCTGCAAGTACACAAACTGTAACAGCCGTGTCGTTTAGTCCGGGCAGTGTCACAGCTACACTAACTGCTGTTAACTTAGATAGTGGTGCATTCATTGGAAATTATCGACGAGCAATTTCTACCTCTAGAAATGACTTCTTAGTTACTACTGCGGCATACGATGCACTAACTTCAAATACAACAGTTATTACAGGTGCATCAGGCGATCAACTGTTTGCAGCCACTTATCTTGTAAGTGGGCAGCGCATAAGCTCAGTTACAAGAAATTATACTACCTACAACAGCGTAGCTTACACCCGTATAAACCTAACGCAATTCCCCAATAGTTCTAGTCCCCAAGGCGTTTTTGTAGGTGATAGTAACGTCAGCGTTACATTGACTTCTGTGTTGCCCACAACTTATTCTTCAGCGATCAGTTCTGCTAGAACAGACTTTTTAACTACATCGACTGGCACTAGCGCAGTCACTGACCCGTTGAGTGCTACTACATTCCTCACAGGCAGTCAAACTATCAGTAGTATTACTGCTAACTATGTTAGAATTAATGGAACTCTCTACAGTCGTGTTGTTATGAGTTCAGCAGGCTCTGCCAGCAGTACAGCAGGCACAGGCAATAATGTAACAGTAACAGTGACTTCCGCGAGCAGTGGTACATACACACAAGCTCTTAGCACAGGTAGAACTGACTTCTTGATTACTGATGCTGCATACGACGCTCTAGGAGGAGCTGGTAGTATTGCAGTAGGTGACTCGTTGAGTTTGGCCACATTCATCACAGGCGGTCAAACTATCCTTAGTGTAACAAGAAGCTATATCACTTTGGCCACTGTGAGTCATACACGTATTGTCATGAGTGCCGCGGCCAACAGCAACAGCACTGCAGGTTCGGGCAACGATCAAACAGTGGTTGTAACAGCAGCTGGTTCTGCCAACACTTACACGGGTACTAACTTCTTGTTCTTCACATCAGCCACCTGGACGGCCAGTGGGGCAGTGGCCAACACCAGGGTCGCTACAACAGATACTAAATTCCCAGCTGGTACCAGTGTAAGCGTAATTTCCAGTAGGACATATGGAGCTACCACTGTCTACAGGATTACATTCACACAGTCAATGACCACATCGGTTAGCGCCGGCGGAACATTAACATTCCAGTTCGGTAGTTTGTTTGCTCTACCAGGTGAAACTGTATTCTCATTCGTGGCTAACCCCGGGGAAACTAATTCGTTAAGTTTAGATGCCTTAAAAGAACTTACCAGTACTACCATTGGTGGACGAGGTACATTCCCCAATGGTCCAGACGTGTTGGCTATCAATGTGTTTAAAGTAGCAGGCGGTGCAACCAATGCCAACTTGATTCTACGTTGGGGAGAAGCGCAGGCCTAAGGGCCGTTGCCACTCAAAGAAAGCCCGCACATGGGCTTTTTTTACCACCCCTAGAACCCGCCCAGATCGGCACCAGAGTCCAGCCGCGAAGCGGCGAAGCGCAAAAACAAAATTTACAACAGTTAAA